AACGCTGGGAAGGTAAATTAGACGATAAATACAAAGAAGTTAAAGGTGCTGGTTCAGCTAAAGCAGGTACTACTCGTAAATTAGGTATTGGTTGATGTATACACTAATATCGCCTCTTAGAACCAAAGAAATGATACTGAATTTAAATCAGTATAGAAATGCTCATTTTTTTAAACTGAATAATAGTAAGACTTCTTATAAAGCTCTTATGAAACCTCAGATTGAGCAACTTCCTGTATTTAATAAAGTATCTATTACATATACTGTTTTCTTTGGTTCAAAAAGAAAAACTGATATTTCTAATGTATGTAGCATTGTAGATAAATATTTCTGCGATGCCTTAGTAGAATTAGGTAAATTACCTGATGATAACTATGATTACATAAAAGAAGTGATTTACAGATATGGCGGTATAGACAAGAACAATCCTAGAGTAGAAATTACTCTTGCTTAAAATAGCCCCTTAGAAGCGATTCTAGGGGGTTTTTATTTTACCTATATAAAGAGATACCTTATGGAAAATAATGCATTAGAAGTTCAAATAGGCGGTAATCATTACAAGAAATTTGAATATCAGCCTATAGAATTTTTTATGGATAACCAATTTAATACTGCATTAACTTATGCAATGAAGTATGTAAGTCGTTATCCAAATAAAAATCTAGATAATTTAGATAAAGCTTTACATTGTATTGATTTATTCTATACATGGGCATATCAAAAGCTTAAAGCAAATGAGACATATCTAGTAATTATCCCATTTTTTAATGAAATTTACCGTTTTACTAGCCAATTTGAACCAGTAATTTCAAATGCATTACAAGCAATTATAATGTGTCATACTGACTATTTTAAAGTAATACCTTTAGAAGATAGAACTTTTAAAGAACAAGTCCCTGACTTTAAACAGTTACAACAAAATGTAACCAAAGCAAAAGAAGCGATTGAACAAGTGAGAAATTACTATGAAACTAGAGCTTAAAGAACATGAATTAGAACGTGTAATTGAAGTATATCTACAATTACAATTCAAGAAAGAAGTGCGTGTAAGCGGATTTGATTTATCAGGTATGCGTAGTAAAGATGGTTTATCTGCAATGGTAGATTTCACTTTAGTAGGTGAATCAGATGTGCGTGAACCAAAAGAAGTAAGTGTAAACGTTAATCCTACTAATACTAGCTGGCGTACTCAGAAAGAAGATACAGAAAAACGTTCTGAATTAGAAGGTAAAGACTTAGAAGATTGGACTAAGTTTTTAGATTTATTAGCAGACAATGCTCGTTATCATAACTATGACGCAATTATGGATTTAGTTGATAATACTTCTGATTTGGTTCGTGAACGTATTAACGCTAATGAACTATTTAAAGAAATGTGTTCTGCAGTAGAACAACAAGTAAGTGAAGTAGCTGGTGTAGTTAATAAACCAGAAGAAGAACCACTTACAGGTCATCCTACAGAGCCTATCGAAGAAAAAGAAGAACCACCTTTTGTTGAAACATTAGATGAAGTAGATGAAACACCTTCAGAAGATGAACCAAAAGAAGAAAAACCAGATGTACAGCCCACTGGTAAAAATATCTTTGGTAGTCCTTTAGGTACTAAACCAGTAAACGTACATAACGCAACACCTAGAAAGTTATTTAAATAATGTTCTCTAAAACTATCCGATTTCTAATAGGTCTGGCATTTATACTTATTGTATGTGCCCCGATTGTAGGCATATTCGGTGTAGCTATGGGAATAATTATTATCATAGCTTTACTTTCATATGCATTTGGTGATAAAGCCCCCTAATGGGGACTTTTTGCTCAATAAGGATAGATTTATGAAACCAACTTTTCAACAAGATGTAATCGAATCAACTATTCAGAGTGATTACGATTTTTCAATTAAACAATCTGCACACGCATTTCAAGTTTTATCTAATAGTTTATATAGTAATAAAATCTTAGCAGTAGTGCGTGAGTATTTAACAAATGCTTTAGATGCACAAATAGCATCTGGAGTAAAAACACCTTTCTCAGTTACATTACCATTTGATAACGAATTATTAGGTAATAATTATTGGCAAGTACGAGATTATGGTACTGGCTTATCTGAAGAAGATATTAAAGAATTTTATTGTACTTACTTCTCTAGTTCTAAACAGTCTAGTAATGATTTTACTGGAATGTTAGGTTTAGGGTGTAAAAGTGCATTTGCTTATACACAAGAATTTACTGTTACTTCTTGGTTCAAAGGAACAAAAACAGATTATTTTGTTTATGTAGAAAATGGTTTACCTAAACTAACAAAATTAGCTTCTGAACCAAGTGATGAGCCAAATGGTTTAATGGTATCTATTTATGTGAAACAAGAAGATGTTTTTGAATTTATTAAAACTACTAATGATATTCTTCAATGGTTTCCTCAAGAATATGTTCCTGTAGGTTTAAGAACAACATTAGAACCAGCATATGAATCAGATACATGTATTATCATTAAGAATAAAGGTATTAATTATGGTGATATTATTCATTGTTTAATGGGTAATGTAGTTTATCCTGTAAATGTTAAAGGTTTTAACAAAGATCTTATTGATACCATTCAAAAACATGAATACAAAGTTATTCTGAAATTTCCTATTGGTTCACTAAGCATTTTACCTTCCCGTGAAGGCTTATCTTTAGATATAACTACTAAAAAAGCTCTTCAGAAAAAAATTAATATCTGCACAAACGAATTAAAGTACAGACAAAAACATGATTCACCTAAGAAATTATTTGATTCTGCTCAAAAAATTGGAAATGTTTCTTTTATAGTAAAACCAAAAATACAAAAAGCATGGGAAGTAAAAAACTATGTAGAGTACCAACATATAAATGGGAATAAAACTACTTATTCACGTTTATCTTATGTATATAATCATATTTTAAATGTAACTGGACTTCATGATAAAAACTATTTTATTGTTGTGCCTATAAATACAAGAGTACCAATTAAAACCTTAGAATCATTTGGGTATGATAATAATGTTTTTGTTCTTAAGTATAGAGATATCTCTGATAAAAAACGTATATATAAGTTTTTATATAAATTTTATAGTGGAAAAATTTATCGTAGCTTTAAAGACTTTATTAAAGAACAAGGTATTGAAAAACCTTCCAGTACTTCTAGTAAACGTCCTGTTAAAAAGTACACTATAAAAATTTATAAAAGAGCAGATGGTTATATTACTCATACAGTAACTTATTTAACTTTAGCTGAATTAAGAAAGATTGACGGTATTATTGAAGTAAATTGGGATTTTCCTGCAATACTTAGAGCATTTCCAGACATGCTTGATGGTAAAGATGTTTATTACACTACACCATCTGAAATTAGGTCTAATCTTGATTTAGGCAATAGTATTGGTGTGTATACAGCAGCTAATAATTATTTAAAACATTTAGCTGAATGTAACAAAGAAGAGTTTGTTCAAGCTATGTTTATAGGCTTACTCAGACGTAATTATTATACACACTGTAAAAATAAATCTAACCTGTATGGATATGATGTTATAAGTTCAGTTAATAATAGCTTAATAAATGCTATGTTAGAACACTATAACATACATCATTTTCTTGAATTGGATAAAACTTTATTTGAAGACAAGTTTAAACTTGCCTATGACGAATGGATTAAAGAAATATTTGCTATAAATGGATTAGAAAACATACTTGAAGCTCTTATAAATGAACAAGTACTACTCTATACTCAATTATATAAATTAGTAAATATTCCTTTAGAGAAAATTAAACAACACATGGAGAACTATATATGCAAGATTCTACAATTTTCGGATACCCAGTAGCAGATGTAAAATACATGTATGTTACTGAAAAACTATCATGGGATGAAATCGCTGTTAAGTGCGGTAAAGCCCGTAGTTCAGTAATTAAAAAAGTTAAAAAACTTATTACAGAACAAGGCTACGCAGAATGGCAATCACTTCGTAAAAACAATTCAGCAGGTAGTGATGTTTACGAAGCTAAAGTAACTGTTCAAACTACTGTTGAACCAGAACCAGAACAAAAGAAAGAGTCTTTGAAATACATTGCTCGTAATGAAGACAATGGAATCAAATATACTATCTTTGCTGGTTCAGAAAAATTTACCATTCTTGCTTCTTCAATTGATTTATGTAGAAAAATCTTAGGATTCATTGAAGTAGGCGATGTAATTGGTATTCGTAGCTTATCTGATGCTTTAGGACAGATTAAAGAAGTATCTGGTATTACATATGATTCTGTAGCTAAAACTTTTAATTTAGGCGGTATTGAATTAGAAGAGAAATATCAAAAACTTATTGTAAAAGGTTATGAAGAACTTAAGAAAGGTAATGAAGATACCTTAAATGGTTTAGTACGTTTAATCCATAGACTAAATAGTGGTAATAAACTTAATATCTTAGACCAACTATATGAGTTCTTAAAACATAATGATATTGAAATCTTATCTAACGGTTTAATTGTAGGATATAAGTATTTAGATAAACTAGATGAAAGTTTTTATGATAATTATACAAAAACCATCAAACAAGATGTTAAAGATTATGTCTATACTTTGGCTCATAAAGTAAATCCAGACAAAAATAGCACCTGTTCACACGGCTTGCATATTGGTGCATGGAACTATGTAAACTTTTCACCTACTATTGCTAAAGTAATTATTGATCCTTTAGACGTAGTATCTATTCCTACAGATTATGATGGTGAAAAGATGCGTAGTAAAGGCTATTACATTATGGAAATCCTAGATAATAATCCTGACATTAATGACTTTGCACTAGTAGATGTAAATACCCTTAATTTAGATGAATTTAATCCAGTGTTTGTACAAAATACTGGCGGTGATTATCCAGAAGAAGGGGAATAGTATGGATTTTATCATACATTTTGTAATACCTGTTTGTTTACCAATACTAGCGTTACTTATCTTTAATTTTATTGTTAATCAGAAACTATTACCATTTTATTCAATAGCTAAGCTATTGATAAAAATATTTAAAGTAAAAGAACCAAAGTATTTTGATTGGCTAAAAGCTCGTATTGATTCACAGCAATATCCTATCATTTTGCATGAATCTAATTATGAATTTATCCCAAATGTTTATTTGTATTTATATTTAAAACAAATTAATTCTTTTGAAA